GAAGCTGCTCAAAAGCGTATAGAAGAATTAAGAAAACTTATTTCAGAATGGACTAAACGTAATGGTTAGAATCTTAAATACTACAAAAGGCTGGTGTTATCACAATAACAGTGGGGTGTCTTATTATAAAACGCTCCATGAAGTAATGGCTGCTGCTTACGCAAAAGAATTTAAGAAAAAATCTTAGTTTTATAGAGCCGATTTGCCTTTTTGGTGGTAAAGTAGTACAAGAGAGACTTATTTAATGGCACTGAAACACGGAAACAAAAATTATTACCAAGTTTTGATAGATCCACATAGATCAAAACTTATAGAAAAGGCAGCAGAAAAGAAGGGAATGAAAGGTACAGCCTGGGTTAGAAAGGCTGCATATAGTCAGTTAGAACGTGAATTTTCTAGTGCAGAATACAAAATAGCTGAAGCAAAAGATGAGTTGTTATGGAGAGAATCAGTACAAAGAAGAATAGACGGAAGAAAAGCTAACTCGGAAAGTTAAAGTTTCGTAACAGATTACATAGTGGTGGCACTTTGTTGCTATACTTCTAGAGAAGTTCAAATTTATTATGACCACAAAGAAACTTTACAAGTTCAGAACGAAAACAGTTCTCAACGAAATATTTGAAGTAGAAGCTGAATCTTACGATCAAGCTATAGACCTTATAGACAAAGGTAAAGACAACCATGAAGATGACTACCCAATAGAGGTAGAACGTACAGGTTGGTGGTACGAAGAAAAACAGTATTCAGATGATGATGACTGTCCAGGCTTAGTTGCTATTTCTATAACTGAAGAGCAAGCTGATAAAACTCCTTATTACGACATATACAAACCAGAAGGTCATGTATGTAGTTACTGGAGAGAGCCTACTGATGAAGAAATAGTAGATGATGAAAAACAAGCTGTTGCAGACGGCAGATTAAAAGAAGAATTTGCACGTTACAACTAATGAGTATTTATTTTCGATCATCACTTGGAATTGATTTTCCAAAAACTCCTTACATAGGTCAGATCCATTATGATCCTGACCTTAAAAGGACATTCTGTTATAAACAGAAACCACCAGAAATGGCACTTTGGACATTAGATATGTTCCATTGGGTTGATATAACAGACAAAGAATTTTCTTAATGTCTGAGGCAAGATCTACCTGTAATATCTCCCAGGTGGTTACGCTGCTTTTTTGTAATCTTGAGAGCCATGACCCTCATACTCTAAATGCACAATTTTACAAATGATAATACAAGTTCCCATCGAGGATTTAGTGGTGGGTCAAAAAGGGGGGAACTCCTAGATAATATTGCCACTAAATAAGCTAACCTGATCTGTAAGTCCTCAGTCTACTATACTACACTAAAAAACATGACCACTAAACGATCATCACTATTTGAAAAAGATAAGCTGATACGAACTACAGTTCAGCTTAGAACCTCTCAGCATAAAGCATTGGAAAGTCTTAGCGGACCAGGGAAATCTATATCCCACCTGGTTAGAACTGCTATTGATATTTATTTAGAACCTTTATATGAACAGGCTCACGAAGATCAAAAAATGGACAGAATGATTGCTGATCTTGAAGAGGCTAAAGATAAAATGGAAAAACTAGATCAAAGAGCAACATCAATCGAAGATATTTTTGATAATTTAAAGAACAAGGTTTGATACTATGCCAATGACGGAAAAACAATATTATCAAGCATTGGCCGCTTTATCTGATAGATATTTGTTTGAAAATATGTCAAACAAAAAATATGTAGAAGAAAGAAATGCGATTGAAACTAATTATTTAAAGACAATTTACAGCAAGTAAAAATGAAAAGAATAACATGGGTTGAGTGTCCGAACTGTAAAAGGTGCGGAGATCAGAAGGTAGTCCGATCCGAAAGAAACTCAAAATACATAATTATTCGTAGGAGAGAGTGCTACGAATGTGGACATAGGTGGGAAACGATCCAATATCCTGAGATGACTGTTTCTAGGCAACAGGCAGCTTACGCTCGTTGCGAGTGATTTTTTTGGTGCTGTCTTATCTGTCTTATGAGTTTTAATTTTTCTATAAATAAACGAAATTTATAAAATAATTTATTTTTAATTGGCGGTGTTTGTATTATGGCTAATTTTGCTTCAAGCTCCAGCATACGCATCATTGCGTTAGATAGTACAATTTCAGTTCTTGCATGATTTTTCATCATATCTATGCAAAAAGCCTTCAATTTATCTATATCATCACAGCCCATAACTTCCCTGCACCTCATTTCAACCGCTAACTGTGTCTCCATAGGTAAAGGGGTCGAGATAAATCTTATAAAGCTGTCATTTTTCATGTTACTGGAGAGATGTAGTAGACCCTGGGAACATTCTGGCCTCAATAAAAGCAACTGCTTGATCGTCTATTGTATTGTCTGTTTGTTTAGCTATAGCCTTTAACAGATCCACAATTAATCTCTTCATTGCTTTTGATTTGATAAAGACTAGAAGAATAGGTTTTAAAATTTTTACCATCGTTTTTATGTGTTACTTCCCAAACATAGCTACTTTGCTAGTATTAGACAAGAATCTTTACTTTTATGGCTGAAGAGAAAGAAGAAAAGGAAGGCATCGAATGGGGTGAACTCTTTGGTCACGCTATAAGATTTCTGATTTTGACTTGGAGTTTATCAATGATGACTCTCGGATACATGGGCAAGGTAAGAATTGATGGAGCGTTCACGGCTGGACTCGTCAGTGGAGTCCTCGGAAGCTATGGAATCTCAGTAGGAAACAAGAAAAGTGGCACAGGTAACAACAATGGTCCTAAAATAATAGATAATAGTAAAAACAAAGTAGGTATCAAATGAAAAGACTACTGCCTTTTTTATTTATGCTATCCGCACCAGCCTATGCGGACATGAATCATTCAATATCATCAAGCGTAAAATTTGAGTCACTGTCTGCTGCAAGTACAGCCGATAAGATCGGATCTAGTTACAGCATAAGTGGAAACAATGTTACAACTGTAGACTCTAACTCAGCAGCTACATTAGGTGGTTTTGGTTCTGTTACTAATGGTGTTCCAGCAGTAACTTTTCCTTCTGCTACGCAAGCAACATCAGGAGAAGCGTTTAGTTTTACTACCAGCTTTTTAGAAGGAGATGCCACACCAGGTAGTGCAGTTACAGTAGGTACTGTGCCAAATTTTTCCGACCTAACCAGCACAAGTGCTGGAAGCGTGGGCACAGCAACAGTAGCAATAGACAACCACACAATTACCCTGACACCAGGAACGGGAACTGGTATCGTGATGACAGGTCAGTTTGTCGTTGATCTTACTATCGAATGAGGAGGCTTCTTCTTCTTGGTTTTGTTATATCTGCTCCTTGTTACGCTGTGCCAGTTATACCTAATTTTACGCAGGGTAGTTCCACCAGCCGAACCGAAACTACCACAAATATTACAGAGACTATACGAACAACAGAATATAATTCTGGATTTACCTATTCAGTTACAGGATCAGGAGTACAACATGATGGATCTTCTATATCTCCAGCAGCTACCTCAGTTAGTGAAACAATAAACGGAACTACTCATACATGGCAGGGATTAAACCTAGATCAAAGACCAAACTGGACACAAACAAATCAGGGAGATGCTTTTCAATTTACAGAAGTATATCAAGCACCTGGAATGCAATCCGTAACCGACATAACACGCACGATCCAAAGTACAAGCGTAACAGATACCACAACTATCTTCTCGCAATAAGTCTGCTAGGTAATCCTGTACTAGCTAACACAAGTAATACGGCTGCTCCAAGTGCATCGGCATCTGGATCGGTTTCAAACTTTGCCACACAGGTGCTTGGAGGTCCGATGGTAGAAAATATGTACGGAAATGGAATTAAATGTTCTGGACCGCAAATGACAGTAAGTCCTTTTGTAACTACATCATTTAATCAAAAACGACCACAAGACTACATTTACAATACACCCGTGTACGATCCAACAGACGCAGATGACAATGGTGTGCCAGATAACCCAGGAAATGTACTTTACTATCAAGAAAACTATAGTGGCAATAAAGATTCTCTAGGACTAAACTTTGGATTTGCTCTTACATTTAACATTCCGCTAGACAACAGATTTCAAGATTCTTGTTTAGATGCAGCAAATACACAAATAAATTTACAGAAACAAGAATTAAATGCAAAAATGTTAAATTATGAAATTGCTAGATTAAAAAATTGTGGAGAGTTAATGTTGGCTGGAATATATTTTGATCCTAAAAGTAATTTTGCAAAATTATGCGAAGGGGTTATAGTTTCACCACCACCAAACCAAGTTATTCCTCACACTCATAAATTTAAAAGCAACTGACGCTCCAACAGAGCAGTGACCGATTTAACGATTTGATAATGGGTCTGGTTGCTATAGACAAGCTACGGGTGTCTACTTGCCTAAGATAGTAAAAGAAAATGAAACGGCCTTGCCTAGTGAGTGTTTGCTGTGGGCATTAAGAGAGTGCCTAGAACCTCTCAAGGGGAACAAGTTCCTTTACTAATATTATTTTACATCTTTTTTCTTCTTTGTAAGTTTTTTAAATAAATTTTTTATTAAAGGTTTGATAATATTAAGCAATAATGGAGTAGAGGCAGCAACAGTAGCAATAACAGCAGTGCTAATAAGCTGTGGAGCATTCGGTATGTATTGCTCGATGAATTTAACGTCTTCATAAAGCGTTATGCACTTACTACCATCTTCGCTTCTTAAATGACCAGATACTCGTTCCAGTTTAAACTCTGAAGCATATTGGCCTACTCTTTGGTCATTCGGTCCAGGACATTCAACAAAAAGCAAATCATTATCATTATTTTTCTTTGGTTCGTATTTTGGTGGTTCTACTGTAGGCTGTACAAATTCTTGCTCTTGATTTTGGGGGGTTTCTGATTGTGTATAGACAAATTCGTTGGGGTTATACTGCAAAGGTTCAAAACTAGGAATACTGAAATTACCACATTCTGTATATGTGCCATATTCGTCTTTATCACTATCAATAATACTTGTAAGATTATTCCTATGTACTCTTACACAACCAGGAATATCAACAATAGGTTTACTTATATTATTTAATATTGGTACGTTAGTGTTCCATATTGGTATTTCATGTATTTCAACCTTGTTTATTTGAAAACGAGGTATTTCAGTCATAAGCATCTCTTTTTTTGAGTACTGTTACTTCTGAAAAACATCTAGGACAATTTAAATTAGTTTCTACAGAAAACTCAGGGTTATCTTCAGTATCCTGATCGCCACCCCAAATTAATTCAGAATCGCACCAAAAACACTTCATTTTTTAGGTACAGGCATTGATGGTCCTGTAACATCTGGCAGGTTTTGATCTAATACTTTTGGCATCATGCCGAATACATTATCAAGAACTTCATTCATAACTTGAGACTTGAAATTTTCAGATGTTACATATTTGTATGTAAAGTACGCTCCACCACTCATCGAGGCTACCATTACAAATGAGACAATACTCAAAATGTTTGCGATTTTTTGAAACATGGTCAAAGAAGTACTTAATAAAATGGTAGCACCACTTACTCTGATGGTGCTGTTGCTTCTTGTGGGATTGATGCCTCTGTATCTGATGGCTGGTTTAATTCGGGTTCAGCTTCAAGGATCTGCTGCTCAAGAATCTTCATTGCACCAGTAATTTCAATCATTGCAACTTGTAGATTTTGCCTTTCTTGTGCAAGCTGTTGTAGTTTTTCTTTAAGGTTCATAATTTAGTAAAGTTTTTTACCAGCAGTAATAGCAGCATCTATGTCTGTAAAAGATTCAGATGTCCAGATAGAGGTTGTTCCATCAAGTTTTTTATATGCCTTGATAATTTCAAGATGCTCTACATTACGCTTAATTTTGTCTTTAAAATCATCATCAGTTTCATCTGATGCTTGTGCCGTACCTATTAAAGTTACGCTATCACCAGCAGCTTTAAAGATTGCTGCTATTTCTGTTGCGGTTTTTTCTTCCATAATTAAAAATTAGGTTACTTTTAGTTTACCCTGCTTCGAGGGCTGTGACTTTTGCGGATAATTCCTGAACTGCATTTACAAGAACAGTTACCAATCTTTCATATCGTAATCCATAATTATTACCATCTTCTGAAAGACTTATAAACAAACGATCATTTTCGTTTGTACCAAATCCATTAGCTTTTTCTATTGTTTCAACTTCCTGTGCAATTAATCCAACTTCTGTTCTTGCAGTTTTATGCGTTCCATCAGGAGTAACACTTAAATCACTACTGTAATTTGATCTCATATCCCATTTATAAGTTACTGGTCTAAGGGCATTTACAAAATCAAGACCTTTTGTAAAATCTGTTATATCTGCTTTATCTCTTTCATCTGAAGTAGCAACAAAAGAAACTTTTATATGTGCATCACCAATATTATTATCCCCTAAAACAATTCGATTACTGCTAGTTGTATGATTACCATTTGGAGCATTGGCAGTACCAGCATCATGTCCTAAGAAAAGATTATTACTACCAGTGGTAAGATTATATCCAGCTTCATTTCCTACACAAGTATTTATTGAACCACTAGTCAATGACCTAAGTGCATTATCTCCAAATGCTGAATTTTGATCTGCTGCATTAGTTCCATTACCCATACAAAAATTACCGACTCCAGTATTTCTAGCTCCTGTTGTTGCAGACCCACCAGCATTAGCTCCTATATAAACACACTTAGCTCCATCTGTAGAAGCGTCCATTGCAGCACGACCAATACATACATTTTCACTTCCAGTTGTAAGACTTTGCCCTGCATAAATACCAATAGCTGTGTTGTGGTTTGCTGTCGTAAGGTTTTGTAATGCAGCCTGACCAACCGCTACACATTCTTCTGCAGTTGTAGAATTCGTCATTGCAAAAGAACCCACAGCTACGTTTCTTGGACCTGTTGTGCAAGCATCTAAACTAGCAGATCCAATAGCCGTATTATTTTCTCCCGTAGTGTTTGCTGTTAAAGCTGCATATCCGATTCCAGTATTGTTATTAGCTGTAGTATTTGCTTCTAAAGCACTCCTACCCACAGCAGTATTAAATGTTCCAGTAGTATTACCTAGCATGCTATTAACACCGACTGAGGTATTTTCACTAGCAGTCGTATTTGCAAACAACGCATGAGAACCTAATGCAGTGTTATTAGCTCCTGTAGTTATTGCAGTTCCAGCATTAT